TCTAAGATTACTTACAATATCTCGGCGAGTGTCGTAGTTGTGAACAAACCCTCCACGAGCATACATCATCCACCAATCTGAATGAACTCCGACAACCAACCAATCTCCCTTTCGTTTACTTTTTTTTAGAAATTGGAGGTCTTCCGATGTTAACGGGTCGAATTCACCACAGACGATAATTATTCTATCTCTTTTTTGCATTAAGGTATGAGAGTGGGAAATGCTTCCTTTACGAATTTATAATCTAAACCTCTCACGCCTTGGTCTTTTCTAAAGATACCAATAATAACTTCAGCTTCACGAGGTTCTAAAGATTCCAATAAAAGAATCAATAGTTCATTTTGCCTTCTTGGGGATAATTTTTCAGCTTCAGGATGTCCTTCCTGAAATAGATACAACTTTCTAATTTCGGTAGAAAGTTGACATGGTGAGATTCCTGGTTTTGTATCAGGAATTTTGTAGTTCTCTGGCATATCCTTGATTTTCCAATTACAATCTGGATGAAATGTGAATTGTAAGACATCCACCAAAGTCTTTGATAGGTTCTTCTCTATTACTTCCATCTTGGCTTTTTTACCATTGGCTTCTTCAAATTCATCAAATACTTCATAAATATTTTTCATTAAAATTCCTCTATTACATCCATTAAGTTTTTCAGTTTATGTTCTATAAAATAGTTCAGTAACTTTTGGCGAGATGCCGGTTTTGTTTCTTCATATGTATTTATAATTTTTTCTTTAATCTCAATTGGAATAAAAGTTAAGTCAATTAATGTAGCATTACGCATATAATTGGCCTTGGTCGTTTCATCCTGTTCAAGGTAACTCTCCTGCATAAGTTTGTCAAGTGTACCTTTGGTAATTGGTTTCTGTCTTAGGTCACGCACAAAACAATCTCCAGGTGATAAGATATTAGGAATGCCATCACCTTTATCACCACGAATAATCTTCTCTTTTAAATCCATGATTGGGTTCTTGGAGATTACATATTTCTTTTGTGCAGGATTGTATTGTTTTACATCTTTATAGTTTTGTAATTGTAAAAAATCACCATCACTAGAAAGAATCAAAATCTTTTCGTGTGCCGAATAAATTGGCGTTAATGTACCAATGATATCATCCGCTTCAGCACCTTCTACATCAATTACTTTATATGGGAAGTTTTCTTTGAGTTCTACCTTGAACTTGGCCAACATATCGAAAATCATGTGCCAATCTAAATCTGATTTTTCACGAGTTTTCTTACGGCCAGCTTTGTAGAATGGAAAATACTCTTTACGCCAATACTTACGATTATCGCAACACAATACAACATCACCATATTCTTTACGGAAATTTCGAATGTGCATACGCAGAATATTCAGAATCATGTGTCTTACTAGATTTTCATCCAGCTTTACACCTTTCTGATTTGATATCTGTGCCATAAGACCAGATAGTAATACTTGATTTAAGTCAACGAGAATCATACCAAACTTTCAATAGTTTCAAAACTCCATTTTACATGGATTCTTTCATATTGTCAAGTAGTTTATTAATTATTTTTTCTGATGTGGTCGTTCTTTTAGCAATTATACCATAAAATCCGGATGGTATTAATCCAGAAATGTATTCTAATGGATCTGATAGTATTGCCTCAAACGAATCCAAGTCGCCATACTCATCTTTTTTTTCTTTACTATCTCTGAACAAGACAATGTGATAAGATTCACCTAGAGTGCTTCCGCCAACTGGAAGACCTTTATTAGCATACTCTTGTCCTATGATTGTAATCTGGTCTTTTTCGTCACCTTCTAAAAAGGTTAAAAAGTCAAACGGTTCTTCCTTCAGATATTTTAAGAAGTCTAGCATTATAGTCCTTGATATGTGATTTTCTAACTCGTACCATTATCCATGAGTTGTAGTAGTCATCTGATTCCATGACACCACGGATAAATTGTTCTTTAGCTTCAAGATAACCACATTCGCCTTTGGATTGGCAAAGATGTAGTATTTCTCTAGTGAAGTTTTCATTCCCTAATGATAACACATCTTGAACCAATTCGGCACTACTTCCATAGTAAGTTTGCCAATCACTTGGTGCTTTATATCGTTTTTTCTTACCTTTGACTTGTTTGGTTTTGGCAGAATAAAAGAATTTCTTGCCTATGTATTTTCTACCATTCGTCAGATTAATTATCTGATACACGAACCCGTAATTATTACCAATCAAATCTTCAGTAAAATCTTTACCATCATATTGCCAGTTTAGTCCCATTCTCCAGTATCCAAATCTTCATCATCCTCTATATAGTCCTCGGATAATTCTTCGATTTGTTCACCACAAAACGGACACATTTCAGGTAAATCTTGTGAGACCATTTCTTCCATAAATGATACAGTATAAGTTGATTCACAACTTAAACATTCTCCTGATAATTGTTTGTGTGTCATTATACTTCCTTATTTGGCCCACACATCACCCCAATCTCCAGACAAGGCACCTTTAGCGTAATCGGTTGCTCTATTTTCAAAGAAGTTTGTGTGAGTTGGTGCGTTAATCATTTCCTCTACCCATGGTAAAGGATTACGTTTCACTTTAAACTGACCTTTGAGTCCTAAAGAAATCAATCTGCGGTCGGCAATATAACGAATATACTTCTTAACATCTTCAGCAGATAAATCTTCCATGGCGCCCATCTGAAATGCCAGGTCAATAAACTTATCTTCTAATTCTACCATGCGTTCAGCAATGGTGTATAATCTACCTTTGAGCTCATCGTTCCAAATCTCACGATTTTCTTCTATGTATGTGCGGAATAATTTAACCATATTCTCCGTATGTTGCGTTTCATCAACAATAGACCAAGTAACAATCTGACCCATACCTTTCATCTTGCCATGGCGTGGGAAATTCAACAACATAATGAATGATGAGAACAACTGCATACCTTCAGTAAAGGCAGAGAACACGGCAATATGTGTTGCTGTATTTTCTTTGGTAGTATTTTGACTGGAGATATTCAACACATAGTCGTGCTTCTCTTTCATTTCAGCATACTCCATAAATTCATTGTATGTTGTATCCGGTAATCCAAGAGTTTCAATCAAATGTGAGTAAGCAGCAATATGTAAGGCTTCACGAGCAGCAAAGCCCAACAACATCATTCGTATTTCGGGTTGGGGGAAATAAGGAAGATAATTGTTAACATAACCGCCAGCAACGTCAATATCTCCTTGGGTGAAGAATCTAAAGATGTGTGTGAGAAATTGTTTCTCTTCCTTAGTAAGTTTCTTTTTCCAATCCTTAACATCCTCGAGCATTGGTACTTCAGTATGTAACCAGTGAGATTGCTCATGCTTGAGCCATGCATCATAAGCCCAAGGATAATTAAAAGGTTTAAAATATGTCCGTTCATCGGTCATTCTTGATTCTGTTTTTTTAATCATTTTTTCCTTTATTGCTGCATTAATTCATCGACAAACTCTAATAATAATTTATGATGGCTATTATTATGCCAATGTGGTTTCATCCAAGAATAACTATCATACCAAAACTTCTCACTCTCAGGATGACAACCTATCAATCCAATTCTTTTTTGTATTATCGCCATTGGATCTCCGTTAGCGTATGTTGCAATTGTTTTAAATTCTTCACCTGTTAAAGCACAACCATCATAAAAAAACATCTTTTCTTTTTGGCCATTCCATGTAACGTTGATTGCTTTGGCGTGAGGCCTTTTTGTATCAGTATTAGGTTGTTTAATATACTGAACTGCATCCACATTGTCAAGTATGTTGAAGTAATGTTTACCAGCCCAATATGCTCCCATACAAATACCAAGATACCTGCCTCTGTTTTTTACAAAATCAGTTATTAATTTTGTATTATTTTTAAGTATAGTATCATATGAATCTGAACTTCCAAATCCACCAGGAAAAACAACCATATCTACGCCATCAAGAAATCCATCTTCAACTTCATTCTTTGAAAATAATTTAAAATTATAGTGTGAAGATAATGCTTTGATTACACCATTACTTGATTGTATGGAACATTTAGGATCACATACAAATAAAGCAAGTGTAGGTTTCAAAATGCTACTGATGAACCACAACCACAGGTCGATTTAACCTCTGGATTAGTTATAATAAATTGTGAATTAAATTTTTCATCTTTATAATCTAAAGTTGCTCCCATTAAGTATTGTGCTGACATTGAATCAACAAACACTTTAATGGAATCTTTTTCAATCACAAAATCATCTTCTTCTTGTTTGTCATCAAAGGTGAATTCATATTGAAAACCTGAACATCCTCCACCTTTAACTGACATTCTTAATGCCAAATTATCGTTATCTTTTTCTTCAACAATTAAATCTCTAATTTTATTGAAAGCGTTATCTGTTACAGTAACCATTTTATACCTTACATGAACATTTAAGTTCGTAATCTTTTATTGCTGCTTTAATAGCGTCTTCCGCAAGGATACTACAATGAATCTTAACCGGCGGGAGTGCGAGTTCCTCTGCAATTTCAGCATTCTTAATTTGTCTAGCTTGGTCCAACGTTTTACCCTTGACCCACTCCGTGACGAGCGAACTACTTGCAATAGCCGAGCCGCACCCGTAAGTTTTAAATTTTGCATCAGTAATTATTCCATCTTGCACTTTGATTTGAAGTTTCATTACATCACCACAGGCAGGTGCTCCCACCATACCTGTGCCAACGTTTTCATCAGTTGAATCCATTTTACCAACGTTGCGTGGATTTTCGTAATGGTCTAATACTTTATCTGAGTATGCCATTTATCCCTCGCAAGCAATACAATCGTTGCCTTGAGCAATTTGTGTCATATCTAACTCTTTGATAACATTTCTTTCAATCTTCTTAGATACTTTATCAGCCTTACCAATCTTTTCAGAACGGCAGTAGTAAAGTGTTTTCAGTCCTTTTTTCCATGCCATAAAGTGAATGGCGTGGATATATTTGATGTGTGCATCTGGTCTAAAGAATAAATTCAATGACTGTGCTTGGTCAATATATTGTTGTCTATCACCAGCCAGTTCAATTACCCATCGTTGGTCGATTTCCATCGATGTCTTGAATACATCTTTTTCATGTTGGTCTAAAATATCAAGATGTTGAACTGAACCATCATTAGCAATGATTGATGACCAGATGTCATTATACTCATCAGTATTAATTTCATGTTTTTCATTGGTTAAATGATTTTGAATAACCGCATCTAACCATTTATTCTTATTTAAGAAGGATCCCGAAAGAGTATCTTGTCGATAAGCATTAGCACGGTAAGGCTCAATACTAGGGCTAGTGTTACCCATAATAATTGAAGAAGATGCGTTTGGTGCAATAGCCATAAGATGACTGAAACGATTGCCAGTTCCCACCGCATCAGGAGCCTCACCTCTTTCCAATCCAAGTTGTTTATTAGCTTCATTTAGTCCTTCTCGAATAGATTTGAAAATGCGGTTGTTGGCAACTTTGGCCATAACACCTTCAAAAGCAATTCCGTTACGTTGTAGATAAGCATGAAACCCGAGAGCACCAATACCAATAGAGCGCTCTCGCTGAGCGGAGTATCTAGCACGAGCAATAGCGTCAGGAGCATTATCGATGAAGAAGTTAAGCACGTTATCAAGCATCTCAGCAACATCTTTGAGAAATAGTTTGTTATCTTTCCATTCATCATAAGTCTCCAGATTCAATGAAGATAAACAACATACGGCTGTTCGTTCTTCGTTTGTTGGTAAAATGATTTCAGAACAAAGATTTGATTGATGAACTTTCAAACCTTTATCTTTCAACCATTGCGGTAAATGATTGTTGCTTGTATCAATATAATGAATATATGGTTCACCTGTGTGCATACGCAACTCAAGGATCATTTGCCATAACATCTTTGCTGATACAGTTTCACGGATTTCTTTTGATGCTGGATCAACTAGATTCCATGAATCATCGAATTCAGGATCCAACATAGACTGTTCAATGATGTGCATAAACTCATCTGTAATATTGATGCCGTGATGTAAATTTAAACACCGCTGGTTTGGATCACCAGTCGGTTTACGCATTTCTAAAAACCCGATAATGTCCGGATGAGAAATGTCGAGGTAAGCAGCATAACTGCCCCGGCGAGTGCGACCTTGCCTGTATGCCAAAGAACTGGCGTCATAGATTTTGAGGTGAGGCATGACACCAGTAGATTTATCGTCTGCTGAACGAATACCAAAGCCAATGCCAACACCACCCCCGAGCATAGAAAGCCAATTAGTTTCTGATAGATTATCAACTAATCCCTCCGCAGTATCTTCAATATAATTAAGGAAACATGATATAGGCATCCCACGCTTACTACGACCAAAACTGAGAATGGGAGTAGAATAAGAGAGCCAATGCTTACTGCTGTATTCATATAGTCTTTGTGCGTGTTCATCGTTAGTTCCAAATGATTTTGATACAAATGCAAATCTATGTTGTGGTGAAGTTTCATCTTCTTTCATGTATGATTCTTGTAATCGTTTAATTCCAAGTTCATCAAATAATTTATCTCGTTCCAAATCTATTTTAATGCCCAAATAGTCAGTCATGCTTTTGCCTTAAAGTGTTATCGTTATTATTATTTTACTACACAAACTTAAATCTTTTTCCAATTCACCAATTCGGCTTTGGCTCTTAAATTTACAAACGTATATTTACTTATAATGTCTTGGATTTCGTCAGGTGAAAACCCATCAAGCACCATATCATTAATGTCTTTGGAATCAATCATTTCAGGCCAAATTACAACATGAAAATGATTTTCTATAGCATCATCAATTTTTTTAACTATTTCTTTATTTCTTGGTTCATTATCAAACACCAAAACAACT